GAAGAAACGAATTAAAACAATTAATTAATCTTAGGTTTGGACCTACTGCATGGGATTCAATAATAGCTGAAAGAGCTGAAAGAATAAACCAAGCTAAAGAAGCTCAAAGAAAAGCAAAGGCAAAAGCAAAAAAAGAACAAGAAGAAATATTAGAGGTAGTTAAATGGGTTGGATATGGGTTTATCATAATTGGTTTAGTAATCGCTTTTACCGTTGTAGGTGTAAAGGTATTCGCTAAAGATTACACAAGAGATCAAAAAATAAGAAATGGTACTCTTTCTTTACCTAAAATGACTACATGCAGACTGAAGAAACAAAAAGTATTTAAAGATAAGATGGCTTGCATTTATCAAGGTGCAAACAAAACCTATGAATTAGAATTTACAGATATTAGGATAGGCTGTCCAAAACAATATAAATGTGTTTTTAATCCTAACGGAGATGAACCTTCAATAGACAAAGTTATGGAAAGTTTGAGGAGTATAGCCAAATGACAGCCTTTATGCTTGCTTGCACATTAAATGGGATAGCTACTGGTGGTATATATTTTGAAAATGTTAATATATGCTTGCAGTATAAAGATAAATTAAACAATCAATCTTATATGAAAGACGATAAGCCACAAGTGTATGAATGTATTTGTAAACTAATGCCTTTTGTAGATACAGAGAAAGTGAAGGTGTACTAATGACAGAAGAAAAAAAGAAATTAATAAATTTAGACATTGGTCAAAATAGTTTTGAATTATCTCTTAGAATCTTAGGGAATGAGTTTGTTGCAATAAAAATTGGTTCTACTAATTTTAGTGGAAAACTAATAGCAGGAGGTATTTTGTTGTTATTTTTTACTTTAGTTTTATTAGAAGGTTTTGGATTAAATGAGGTTTTAAAACAATGAGTGTAGAAACTTTTTTAAAATGGAAAATACTACCAAGATGTATGATGCTTGCTAGTACAGTCATGTCATGGAGATGTGCTGAATGGTTTATGGATTTAGATGCACCAACAGCTAGTCAATCAGCATTTGTATCAGTTGTCATGGGTGTTATGACAGGTGTGTTTGGTATATGGATGGGTCACGAACATAAGGGAGATAATAATGTTAACAGCGTTAATAGGACCAGTAAGTAATCTTCTTGGTAAGTTTATAGAAGACAAAGACATGAAGAATAAGTTGGCACATGAGGTGGCAACAATGGCAGAGAATCATGCACAGGAATTAGCTAAAGGTCAGCTAGAAATTAACAAAGCAGAGGCACAACACAAGTCAATCTTTGTTGCAGGTTGGAGACCTTTTATTGGGTGGACTTGTGGAATAGCTTTAGCATGGCATTTTGTACTACAGCCATTAATAATGTTTTTGTCGGTTTTATTTGGCTTTACATTACCAGAACTCCCTGCTTTTGATATGGGAAGTTTAATGACAGTTTTGATGGGAATGCTCGGATTGGGCGGTTTGAGGACATATGAAAAGCAAAAAGGATTAACAAAATGAAACAAAAAATTAAAAAAATTAAAAAAGTTATAAGTGGTTTAAAGAAAGCATCCAAGACACATGCTAAACAAGCAAAAACATTAAAAAGTGTTCTCAAAAAAGGTAAAAAGAAATGATGTGGCATTGGTTAACTTTAGCAAAATACTTTAATAAAATTGGTAATTATTTTTATTACAAACATGTAAAAAGTTTAAGATTATCACAAGGTAGAGGAAAATAAGTGTGGACGGAATTAAATTAGCAGAGTATTTGTATAAGAACATACGTCAAAGAAAAGAGGATTTAGCTCAATCTTTGGCTGATGGTTCGATAGACTCAATGGAAGACTATCGGTTCATAACAGGTCAAATACGAGGAATGACTTGGATTGAAGACGAATTAAAATCCTCGATGAAAGGTACAGACTTAGATGACTAAGAAACTGATCGTGCCAGAGCGGTTTATGGCACAAAAAAAAGTAAACCCAACTCCCCCTTCTATAAGTAAAGCATTTGATGATAAAGAAGATGCTAATCCAAACTCAAAAGACCCGTCTAAAATGCAAACATCAGCTCTTGATCGTTTGCCCAAGCCAACTGGATATAGAATGCTCGTTATTCCATATTATGTTCCAGAAAAGGTTAATGGTATCATAATACCTGATAAGACTAGGGATCGTGAGAGCTTTGCAAGTGTTGTAGCCTATGTCGTGAAGATAGGACCTGACGCTTACAAAGATAAAGATAAATTCCCAAGTGGAGCGTGGTGTTCTGAGAAAGATTGGGTGCTTATGGGTAGATATGCTGGAAATAAGTTCAAAGTGGACGGTTTAGAGCTAAGAATCATAAATGACGATAATATTATTGCATCTATACTTGACCCTAAAGACATTTCTTATATATAATGGAGAGCATAATGGATAACGAAACACAAACACAAGAAGTCCAAGAAGAAAAATTTGTCTACGAAGTAGAAGACGATACACCTGTCGCTGAAGAAAAAGTTGAAACTTCTCCAGAAAAAAAAGAAGAAGAAAACCGAACAATTGTTCGTGAAAAATCTGAAGAACCAGAAGAACTTGAAAACTACAGCAAAGATGTTCAAAAAAGAATTAATCAATTAACTGCTAAACGTAAGCAAGCATTAGAAGAAGCAGAAGCTGCTTTTAATTTTGCTCAACAACAAAAATATGAAAACGATCAATTAAAGCAACAGCTTAGTCAGTTAAATCAAGGTTATACATCAGAGTTTGGTAATAGAATTGAATCACAAACTGCTCAAGCTAAAAAACTTTATAAGGAGGCTTTTGATGCTGGAGATGCTGAAAAATTGTCAGAGGCAACTGACCTCATGGCTAAACTCTCTATTGAGAACGAAAGACTCAGAATCCAAAAAGTCCGAACTGAGCAAGCGGGAGCAGCTAGAAATAATGAGGCGCAGAGCGCTAATCAACAAAACGCCCAAAAAACGAGGCAGACCCCACAAAAGCAAGAATTAGATCCTAAGTTACAAAATTGGCTAAATAACAATTCTTGGTTTGGAACTGATATGGTTATGACTCGTGGAGCGCAAGCTATACATGAACAATTAGTCGCACAAGAAGGATTTGATCCATCTACTGACGAATACTATATAGAAGTTAGTAAACGTATAGCTGGTGAATTTCCACATAAGTTTAAGGGAGGACAGAAAAACGCCCAATCTGTAGCTCCTGCGTCCAATGGACGGTCTCTAAAAAAGGGTGGTAAAAAAACTATTGAGCTAACGCCTGGTCAGGTAGCCTTTGCAAAAAAAATGAGGATACCGCTAGAAAAATACGCACAGGAAGTAGCTAAAATAGAAAAACAAAAGGGAGTAGCGTAATGGCTGATCGTACTAATCGAGAGTCGCAAACTCGTGAGAAAAATGCGAGAGTACAACAATGGAAGCCACCGTCAACGCTAGATGCTCCAGAAGCACCTGTGGGATATAAACACAGATGGATAAGAGAACGAGTTATGGAATATGATGATAGATCAAATATTCATAAACGGCTTAGAGAAGGATATGAATTAGTTCGTGCTGAAGAATATCCCGACTTTGATGCACCTGTAATTGATGAAGGCAAGAATGCTGGAGTAATCGGTCAGGGTGGTCTTTTGTTAGCACGGATACCTGATGAACTTGTTGAGCAGAGAAATCAATATTTTCAAAGCAAGACAAATAATCAAATGGAGGCTATTGACAGAGATATGATGAGAGATTCAAATGCTGCAATGCCTATGCTTAAACCAGAGAGAAGGTCTCAAGTCGCTTTTGGTGGCAAGAAACCTGACTCATAATTTTAATTTTTAGGAGATAGAAATGGCAAATCAAGATGCTGCTTTCGGAATGCGTCCTGTTAAAAGAATAGGTGGAACACCCTATACTGGAGGACAATCCCGATATAGAATCGCTGCCAATTATGGAACTGCTATATTTCAAGGTGACATGGTTATGCAAGTCACTGGCGGAGGCGTGGAAATTCACGCTGATGGTGGTACTGTTCCAATAGTTGGAGTGTTCAATGGTTGTAGATATACAGACCCTACAACTGGAAAAGAAACTTTTTCCAACTACTACCCTGCAAGCACAAATGCTAGTGACATTGAGGCTTTCATTATAGATGACCCAAACGTTATCTTTGAAATCCAAGCTGATGCTGCATTTCCAGTTGCAGATTTATTAGGTAACTTTGACATTGTTTATACCACAGCAGGTTCAACTGTAACTGGTATTTCTGGTGCAGAGTTAGATGTAACAACAGGTGCAACTACTGCTGGTTTACCTCTGAAAGCGATTGATATTTCGCAAGATCCAGAGAATAGCGATGTTTCATCAGATGCAACCAATGTCTATGTTGTGATTCAAAATCACATATTTGGACAAAAGGGTGCAGGATTAGCATAAGGGAGTTTAGATTATGGCTATATCAAGAGCGCAACTAGTTAAAGAACTAGAACCTGGTCTAAATGCCCTGTTTGGCATGGAGTATGACCGTTACGACAATGAGCATGCAGAAATCTATGATACTGAATCTTCAGACAGAGCGTTTGAAGAAGAAGTAATGATCAGTGGTTTCGGCAATGCTGCAACTAAATCAGAGGGTGCTGGTGTATCTTTTGATAGTGCAAACGAAGTATATACATCAAGATATACAATGGAGACAGTTGCATTAGCTTTCGCATTAACTGAGGAAGCAATGGAAGATAATCTCTATGACCGTCTTGGTGCTAGATACACAAAGGCACTAGCAAGATCAATGGCACACACTAAGCAAGTAAAAGCTGCTTCAGTTCTAAACAATGCGTTTAGTTCTAGCTTTACTGGCGGTGATGGAAAAGAGCTTTGTGCTACAGACCATCCTCTAGGTGGTGGTGGAACATTTTCAAATGAGCCATCAAGTGCCGCTGACTTAAATGAAACATCATTAGAGAGTGCATTAATTGACATTTCTAATTTTGTTGACGAGAGAAACATGATTGTAGCTCTTCGTGGTATGAAGTTAATCATTCCACCAGCACTACAGTTTGTAGCTGATCGTTTATTAGAGTCAACTTTAAGATCAGGAACTGCTGACAATGATGTAAACGCAGTTAAGAACATGGGAATGTTGCCAGAAGGTTACGTTATCAACCATTTCTTAACAGATACAGATGCGTTCTTCATTAAGACTGATGCTCCAAATGGTTTCAAATATTTTGAAAGAACACCATTAAGCACAAGCATGGAAGCAGACTTCGACACAGGAAATATGAGATACAAAGCAAGAGAAAGATATGCTTTTGGATTCTCTGATCCTCGTTGTGTGTTTGGATCACCAGGCGCAGCTTAACGAACAATTGTTCGATTATTGAAAGGGTGGCTTGCGAGTCACCCTTTTTTTATGTATAATTAAATTACCTTGACGAAGAATTAACTTCGACAACTGCCAAGACAAGGAGATTAACATGGCTAATACAACTTTTTCAGGTCCAATAAGATCTGAAAGCACACTTAAAACTATCAGTAAAAATGCTACAACTGGAGTAATTACAGAAGTATCTACTTTCGGTGACGGACCAGTATCTTTATCTGATGGTAACGTAACTCTTACAAATGCTACTCACAGTGGTAGAGTTTTACTTGTACCAGACGGAGGACAAGATAACACATACACATTACCAGCACCAATAGCTGGATCAGTGTTTAAATTTGTATATGCTGGTGGAGCTGCTGATGCAACAGATGCTATTATTATAACACCAGGAAACACAAACTTTTTTATCGGTGGTGTAACATTTTTAGACACTGATGGAAATGCAATTAGTTCAGTATTTTCTGATGGCAACTCTAATAGTAAAATTCAAATGAATGTACCAGCAGGATTTGAAGTTACTATAGTTGGTATAGATACAACTAATTATCAAATTTTTGGGAATGTAACATCAACGACTGCTCCAACTTTCGCTGATCAATAATAGGGGGTTATCATGGCAGTTAGGTCTGACGTAAAAGCCTTTAATCACGATCAAGGTGATGACGCAGCAGTTGTAGGTCCTGCAAGATCAAGGATAAGACAAATAGTAATTTTTGGTAATTCTGCTGGTGCATTAACCATTAAAAATGGTTCAGGTGGATCGGATATATTAGTTCAGAGTTTTCCAACTGGGTTACATACTTTGAACATTCCAGATGCAGGAGTATTAGCTGAAAGTGGAGCATATATACATGCTTTTACTGGAAGTGGTAACAAACTTACTTTGTTTTTATCCTAATGGCTAGAAAACAAGACAAGCAACCACCTAAGACTAAAAAATATTTCCGCTCCACTAAAAGTGGTGCGGGAATGACTAAGGCGGGTGTCGCTAAATATCGTAGAGACAATCCTGGTTCTAAACTTAAAACTGCTGTGACAGGCAAAGTAAAAAAGGGAAGCACAGCAGCTAAGAGGCGTAAGTCATATTGTGCTAGATCAGCAGGTCAAATGAAACAATTTCCTAAAGCTGCTAAAAATCCTAATAGTCGTTTAAGGCAAGCTAGAAGAAGGTGGAAGTGTTAATATGAAAGCAGAAGATGTTTTAAAATTATTAGAAAAACACGAAAGTGAATGCAATAGGCGATATGCAGAAATACAAGATAAACTTAAATCTTTGGATAGTAGGATATGGGGTATTTATGGTGTCATTATAGTTGTTGCAGTGCTTGAAAAGGTATTTTAGATGGTTATGGGTCGTTCTCAAATGAGTAGGCAAATATCTAAGCCACCGAACAAAAAGAAAAAAATAAAAAAAATAGTAAAGGTGAAAAAAAATGCCAAAAGACGCTTGTTACAGAAAAGTTAAAGCTCGCTACAGAGTTTTTCCAAGTGCTTATGCTAGTGGAGCAATCGCAAAATGTAGAAAAGTTGGTGCGGCAAATTATGGTAATGCTAAGAAAAAAGCTGAAGGTGGTGTCGTTGAAATGAAAAAAGGAGGATCTGTTCCGAAGAACAAAAGGAAAAGATCATCTAAAAACCCTAATATTGCTCGTGGATGTGGTATAGTCATGAGTAACAGACGTAAAGTAACAAAGTATAGATAATGGCAGTTCGTAAAACAAAATCTGGATTAAATCTTAAACGATGGTTTAAAGAAGATTGGAAAGACGTTAAAACAGGTAAACCATGTGGTCGTAAAAAAGGAGAAAAGAGAGGAACTCCTTATTGTAGACCTAGTAAAAGAATATCTTCAAAAACTCCTAAAACCACATCAGAGATGACAGCAGCAGAAAAAAGAAGTAGAATAAGTCAAAAGAATAAGTTAGGTCAACCAGCAGGTAAACCAAGAAGAGTTAAATCTCTTAGGAGAAAAAAGAAATGACAACATCTAGCTCTACAAATTTTGAACTTGACGTAGCTGAATACATTGAAGAAGCCTTTGAAAGATGTGGATTAGAACTTCGTACTGGATACGACCTACAAACAGCAAAAAGATCCATGAATATCATGTTGGCAGAGTGGGCTAACAGAGGTTTAAATCAATGGACAATAGAACAAAGAACACAAACACTAACAGCAAATGATTCAGATTATTCATTAGGAACAGATGTTATTGATATACTTTCTGCCGTTGTTCGTAGAAGCACCACAGATTTTAGTATGTCAAGAATAAGCAGAGACACTTATTTAGCAACGCCTAACAAGTCTACAACAGGCAGACCAACTCAATTTTTTCTTGATAGACAAATAACACCTAATTTAAAGATATGGCCCACACCAGAAAATAGCACAGATGTCATTATTTATGATGCTTTAACTAGAATGCAAGATGCAGATGCTGTAACAAATACAATGGAAATACCTTTTAGATTTTATCCTTGTTTAACTGCTGGTCTTGCTTATTACATATCAATGAAAAAAGCACCTGATAGAATACAATTATTAAAGACTGTATATGAAGAAGAATTTGAAAGAGCTATGGGTGAAGATAGAGATAGATCTTCATTTACTGTAACACCACAGCTAAACTATTATAAGGTTGGATAATGGGAGCTTTTGCATCTGGTAAATATGCTTTTGGACTATCAGATCGTTCTGGATTCAGATATAGACTAAGAGACATGAGAAAAGAATGGAATGGTTCTTTGGTAGGCAAAGATGAGTATGAAGAAAAACATCCTCAATTAACACCACCTAGAATACCAACTGATCCAGAAGCTCTAAGGAATGCTAGACCAGATAATGATGATGATTTTACTGCTTTTATTGTTTATACAAACATAGGTCTAGGCATAATAGGTGAAGAAATAGAAACCTTTGAAGCTACTGCAAGTGTTGGTAGCGTAACAGTGAGTATTACATAATGGGATGGACATTTACTACATTAACTCAATCTATCAAAGATTGGACTGATAATTCTGAAACCACCTTTGTTGCAGAAATACCTTTTTTTATTACTAATGCAGAAGAAAGAATATTTAAATCAATAGATTTAGAATATTTTCGCAAAAATGTTTCTGGTGAATTGACTAGTGGTAATAAATTTTTAGCTATGCCTACTGATTACTTATCTTCTTTTTCTTTAGCGTTTATAGACTCAAGTGGTAATACTAATTTTCTTTTGCAAAAAGATGTAAGTTTCTTGCAACAATATACTCCTGGTGGATCGTCAACAACAGGAAGTCCAAAATATTATGCGCCTTTTGATTATCAAAATTTTATAATAGCACCAACACCTGACTCCTCGTATGTGGCTGAACTGCATTACTTCTACAGACCAACTTCAATAACAACTGTTGATACTGGCACAACTTGGATAGGAGACAATGCAACTGATGCACTTCTTTACGCATGTTTAGTTGAGGCTTATACATTTATGAAAGGTGAAGCTGATATTATAAAAATGTATTCTGATAGATATATGGAATCTATTTCTAGGTTAAAGAACTATGCAGAAGGTATGGAAGACAGAGATGCCTTCAGATCAGGAAAATTAATAAGACCAAGAACATGAAAAGTTTAAAAAACAAAACAATAGCTATTGTTGGTTTGGGAAACACTTTTTCAGAATATATTTTTGCTAAAACAAGAAGTGATATTTTTGATGAGGTATGGGCAATAAATGCAATGTCTGCTGTTATTTTCCATGATCGTGTATTTATGCTTGATCCAGCATCTCGTTTCTTAGATGGAGAAATGGCTGGAAAACAAACAAATGTAATGAAAAAAAGATTATTACAAAAGTTAAACATTCCCATTTATTCTTGTTGTTTAGATAAAAGATGTCCAGACGTAATAGAATATCCCTTACAAGAAGTTTTGGAAAAAACAAAATACGCATATTTAAACAACACTGTTCCTTATGCTATAGCCTTTGCTATATCTCAAGAAGTGTCTAAAATTTGTTTATATGGAATAGATTTTAGTTATAAGGAAGTTCCTCATATGGCAGAGGCTGGAAGAGCTTGTACTGAGTTTTGGTTGGCTATTGCATCTACAAAAGGAATAAAGATTGAGATAGCACATAATTCTACTCTTTTAGATACCAATGTGCCAGATGAAGAAAAGTTGTATGGCTATCATAGATTAGAAGATCCTATAGTTTCCACAGTACACGAAGGAAGCATGTTGATAACAAGAAAATCAAAACTAGAACCACCAGAGCCTTTGGATGCAATTCCAAGAATATACGGTAGAGAGGAAGACGTAAGATAATGATTAGTTTCAGTACAAAGGTAGAAGTAGCTCCTGTTAATGTTATGACTTCAAATGATGGAGGACTTTCAGACGAACAAATAGCACAGATGGCAGTAGACAAAATAGTTTCTGTCTCTGATAATGCTCCTGATGTCATTAGAGATCAGGCTAATGTTTTTAAAGAAAATGTTAAAAAAATTCTGTTTTATTATTTACTCTTGGCAAGAAGAGAAGAAAGAGCTACAATAGTGCATACTGTAAGAAATTCAGGCAATAAAGAATTGGCAGAATATATAAGGAGATTATAATGGCAATAACACAAGCACTTTGCACAGCATTTAAAAAAGAGCTAATGTTAGGTACACACAATTTTGCTACAAATGGTAACGCTTTTAAATTAGCTCTTTATGCAGAAGGTGGAGGAGGCAAGTCTTCTACGACTGCTACATTAGGAGCTGCAACAACTGCCTACACAACAACTGGAGAAGTGGCAAATAGTGGTAGTTATACCGCAGGAGGTGGAACTTTAACAAAAGTCGCTCCCACAACGTCTGGAACAACCGCCTTAACTGATTTTGCTGACATAAGTTTTACAACAGCCACCATTACTGCTATGGGTGCATTGATATATAACGATACTAATAGTGATAAAGCTGTTTGTGTATTAGATTTTACGAGTAATAAAACATCAACATCTGGAACATTTACAATTCAATTTCCAACTGCTGATGCAAGTAATGCTATTATAAGGATTGCTTAACCGAACAATTGTAAGGTAAAATATGGCTAATACTACATTATCTGGTTGGGGTAGAGGTACTTGGGGTGAGGCGGCTTGGAATAGGCATGCTCCCGTTTTAGTAACTCAAAGTGCTGCAACAAGTGCATTAGGTTCAGTTGTTGTTGTTCCATCTATAGAAGTACCCGTAACTCAAAGCACTGCCACTGGTGCTGTCGGAACGGTAGTAGTCGTTCCTTCAATAGAGGTTAATGTTACTCAAAGTGCTGCGACAGGTGCTGTTGGTTCAGAAAGTGTTACTGCATCTTCTGTTCTTAGTTTAACTGGCACAAGTGCCACTTCATCGATTGGAAACTCTTTTGTATTTATAGATGTGACTCCTATCATAATAGGTGTATCTGCGATAGGTTCTACAGGAGAAGAAAATGTTTGGGGATTGATAGTTCCAGATCAAACAGCTAATTTTTCAAACATAACAGTATCACAAACACCTAATTGGACAAAAATAGCAGCATAAGGATAACAACATGGCAAGTACATATGTAAATGATTTAAGATTGGAAGAGATAGCTGATGGAGAGCAATCTGGAACATGGGGAGCTACAACCAATACAAACTTAGAATTGATAGGTGAAGCACTTGGTTTTGGTACAGAAGCGATAACGACCAATGCAGATACATTTACAAGTACAGTAGCAGATGGTGCTACAGACCCAGCTAGAGCCATGTATCTTAAATACACTGGTACATTAGATAGTGCTTGCACAATTACAATTGCACCGAACACACTTAGCAGACTGCAATTTATAGAAAATGCTACAAGTGGATCACAAAACATAATAATAAGTCAAGGTTCTGGAGCAAATGTTACAATAACACCAGGAACAACTAAAGCAGTTTACTTAGATGGTGCTGGAAGTGGTGCAGCAGTTGTAGATGCTTTTGCTCATATCGCTGCAGTAGATTTAACAGTAGACGATGATTTGATAATTGGAGATGATTTAACATTTAGCTCTGATAGTGCAGTCATTACTTTTGGTGCAGATGGTGATACTACTTTAACACATACTGATGGTAGTGGACTTACATTAAATAGTACAAACAAAATAATGTTTAATGATGCTAGTCAATT